AAGTGAGTTTGGCGTATGATGTCCCTGTTCTGCACTTCGATAACGGCGAGATGAGTAAGGAGGAACTCGTCATGCGTCAATGTGCTGCTCTGTCTGGGGTATCTATGCACCTTTTAGAAAGCGGTAAGTGGCGACAGGCAGGAGAAGAGGTTGTAAACAAAGTCAGATCAGTTTGGCCGAAGATTAAAAACCTTAAGTTCTTTTATTACAATGTGGGAGGTATGGATGTAGACTCCATGATTAACACGCTCAAAAGGTTCTACTACTCAAAGGTTGGCAGGGGTAACAACATGATCTTCTCATTTGATTACATTAAGACCACCTCTGAGTCTCAAGGTGGTAAGAATGAGTGGCAGGTAGTTGGCGAAATGGTTGATAAGTTTAAGCGCTGTGTGCAAAAAGAAATACTAGAGGATGGCAAACCAGTGATACCTATGATCACCTCTGTGCAATCAAATAGGTTTGGTATTACCAATAATAGAAACGCGCAGAATATTATTGATGATGAAAGTATTGTTTCTTTATCAGATAGGATTACTCAATTCTGTTCTCACATGTTCATCTTAAGAAGCAAGACATCTGATGAGATTGAGATAGAGGGTAGAAGGTTTGGGACTCACAAATTTATCAACGTGAAGGCAAGGCATCTCGGTGAAGACATCGCTGGGGCTGTAGAGCCAGTTCTAGTTGATGATAATCTTAGAAAAAATTTCATAAACTTAGATTTTAAAAACTTCAACATAACAGAGTGTGGCGATCTTAGAGATATAGCCAGAACAGCGAATGGAGAGGTTGATTTAGATGAAGGTGGAGCAACAGAAGAAATCCCAGACTTTGATCAGTTCTGATGCTCTTAGAGGCATCTTGACTAATCTCGGCTATACGCTTTTAGATTGTGGTAATCATTGGCGCACTAATGCGTTATTTAGAAACGGCGACAATCCTACAGCAATACAAATATATAAAAATACTGGAGTATGGATCGACTACACTCACGGTAATAATAAATCACGGCCTTTTGAGGCTTTACTTAAACTTACCTTAAAGGATGACCCCAAGCGTCTAGACGAGATAGTTAAAGGACTAAGTTCTCAGGAGGTAGAAGATTATCAACAGAAAGAATTAATTCAAATGGAAAAAATTTACCCAGAGTCCTCTTTAGAGAGACTTTTCCCTAACTACCACTTTTATAATAATAAAAAAATATCAGAAGAAACTCAAAAGTTTTTTAAAACTGGTTTATCTGGCGCAGGTCAAATGTATAGGAGGATGGTATTCCCCATATACAATGAGCATGGTCAGATCGTAGGGTTTTCTGGTAGGAGTGTTGATGATAACTCTTATGCAAAATGGAAGCATATAGGTCGTAAAAAAAAGTGGATCTACCCCAGCTATCTACCGGCTGATGAAACAGTAGATCAGATCATAACGGACTGTGAGAGCGTTTATGTAGTTGAAAGTATTGGAGACCTTATGGCTTTATTTGACCAAGGAATAAAGAATGTCATGTGTATATTTGGGACATCAATTAGCAGTCATGTTATTAACTATAGTATTAGTAATACCTTCTATTGGCAATCCTT